TATAGTGGTATCGGTTTCGATGAAAGGAAAAATAAAATGATTAATTTTAATGCTTATGTTATCGAACTTGAAGAGGATACTTGGTACAAAGTGTCTATCGAAGATGTGTTTACGACTACTGTTCGTGATAATGGTTGTTTTGATGATACCGTTATTACGTTCGAGTCTGCACTTGCAACGGTTATTGAAATCTCGTTAAGCAACGATTATGATTACGTTGAAACCGATCGGTGCTTAACTAAGAATGGTCGCCGGTGTCGTAAATATGTTATTTCGGTTGATAATGGTGATTGATATAAAATAAAGCCGGTTGATATAGTGCAATCAACCGGCTTTATTATTTTTATATTTGTTTTATGCTGTCCATGTGGCGTGTACGCTCATGTTGCCTGTTTGCCCGCTAGGATTCATCATGGATACGGTAGTTCCTAGGAACTGATAGAGATGCGGTGCGGTGGTGCTTCCTGCGCTTACGCCCCACACCCAGACGTTGTGCCATGTGCTTGCCCAGCCGGGTAGTGCGCGTCCTTGGCCTGAGCCTATGTTGGAGACGGTTCCGGCCACGTCGTATGTCACTATGCCGTCTTGTAGTGTTACGAAACCTTTTGCGTCACCGAACACGGTGTCTATCATGGCTTGACGTGGTTTGTAGTTGTCGTATGCGCCATCGTAGATGTATTTTGCTATGATTTGTGCGCCTAGTTGGTTGGGGTGTATTTTGTCTGAGCCTATTGCGTTTGTTTCGCCTTTTAGCCATAGGTAGGCGAATTTTAGTGTTTCGGTGTTTGGCGTGTGATTAGTGATCGCTTCACTACCGGTTGTGAGTCCGGCTAGTTTGTCTCTTCCGTTGCCGTCTATGTATCCGGCATCATACAACATTGGTACTATGAGTATTCGCGCGTTTGGAAAGATTGTTATTAGTCGGTTTACGCATTCCTGTATTTTTGTCTTAGCGTCAGCGTTGCCTAGTATGTCGTTTCGGCCACCGGCTAGTACGGCTAGTTTTACTTGGTTTTTATCTAGTGTTCCGTCTGTGTATGCGGTGTTTATTTGGTTTATGAATGTTCGTGTGTCTACGTTGAAGCCCGCGCCGCTGACTGCGTAGTTTTTGAGTGTTAGTGTTGGAATGTATTGATGTAACCAATACGGCCATGTGTTTTGTGGTGTGGTTGAGTCTGCGTAAGAGTCACCGAACGTTACTATATATCCGCTATTGTATTTGTAGTTGCTTATGGTGGCGTTTATTGCGCTTATGTCTTGACTGTTTTTGCTTATGTCTTGACTGTTTTTGCTTATGTCTTGACTGTTTTTGCTTATGTCTTGACTGTTTTTGCTTATGTCTTGACTGTTTTTGCTTATTTTGTTTTTGAGATTGGTTGCGTCATCAACACTGTTTATGCCTAGCGCGTTTAGGTTTGATTTGTTGTTTTGTGCTGTTTCGGCGGTGGTGTCTATTTTGTTTTTGGTTGTGTTCGCGGTTGTGGTGTCGGTTATGCCTAACGCTGCTAGATTTTTGTTGTTGTTTTGCGCTGTTTCTAATGCTTGCGTGGCTTTACCGCCCGCAGTGTTTGCGTTAGTGTTGATTTTGTATAGATTATCGTCGATAATATCCATTGACGCGTTGTATTGGTCATTAAGGTTGGCCGCGTCGCCGGCTTGATATTTTTCGAGGTTGAAGTTAGTTGTGTAGTCGGTCATGTTAGTTGTCCTTTCTGAGGTTTGTTGGATGATTTATTTCTTCCTGTACTTTTAGCTGATGTATTACGCGATCTAGTGTGCGCATTGCCGCGTTGTACCCGTCGCGTAAATCGGCTAGATCGCCGGTTTCGTATAGCGGCAGATGATAAAACGGTGTTTCTGTAGCCATGTTTGTACTCCTTTACTCGGTTGGGGGAATTGGATAGCCCTCTGCGGTTTTTTTGAGTTTGCTAAGATCGGTGACGGTAAATATTTCCGTGCCGATACGGTTTAATATGTGGTTAAGAGTTGTCCCAAGTGTTTGCGCGTTGGTTCCTGTCAGCCCTAGCGCCTCTATGAATGCTGCTAGTCCGTCCGGCAACACGTTGTTGTTTAACGCTAAGTCTGCTTTATCGCTGACGCTTTTTATTGCCGCATCGATTTTATCCATTGACCCGTTGTATTGGTCAAGTAGATTTGCGGAATTTCCCGCTTCGTATTTTTCCAGTGCGTAATTCGTGGTGTTAACCATGATTTATCCTTTCATGCTAACGGTGGATATTGTTCACCGGTTGTCGGATTAGTGACACGTGGCGTGGTATCGTCGAATATGGTCAGGTTGCCGATTGCGGGCGTTTCGTCGGTTCGATGCTCGGCTAGTTTGCCGGTGTTAACATCGGCTATTTGCGTGACACGCGCGCCATACACCGCTAGTTCGCGGTACAAATCACGAAGCGCGGTTTTACTGTCAGTGTATTCGCCCTTTGTAACGTTCCATACTAGCTGTGTGTTTCCTATGTGTTCGATTTGTTCTTGCAGTTGTGCTATGGCAACTGCGTAATCGTTTATGTTCGCTTCAATGTTTTTTATTCTTGTATCGTAGTCTTTCAATGTTTTGTTTATGTCGGTCACGATTTCGTCAAGATACGCCGTTATGTGGTCGATTTCGCATGCAATGTGCTTTATTATTTCCTCTTGGCTTTTAGCGTCCCAATAGAAAGCGGGTATGGCGGGCGTGTACGGCCATACCGAGAAAAACGGGAGCAGTGGGAACATGTGCATTATCCTTTCAGTAATTGTTTATGTTGATCGTCCATAATGGGCTAAAACATGTTTCAAGGTGATCAAGCAACAGTACGTCAATATCGACGTAATCGCCGTTGCGTATGCGATTGACTTTGTCCATAAAATCACCGTTGGCAATCGTCTCGTATTGGTTGTCCGTCGCGTTGCTTGCGTAGTCTTGGTTTTCGGTCAGCTGCGTTGCGGGGAAATCACTGTAGACGGTTCGCATTTTGTGCCATATGTCGCTATCACTGAGAATTATATCGGGATTATTGCTTACAAGCGCATAAAGCGGGCGCAACGTCGGCATGATTTCCTGAATAAGACGTAAAAAGTGCCGCCGCCATCTTGACGGTGGCATAACGCCTAGTTCCCGATCAAAAAAACGGTTTTCGATTTTCTTGCAGCAGCGCGTGTATTGCGGGTCATCATAGGCGACGGCCCGCCATGACCATGCAGCGTTATCCCAGTCAATACCCCCCGGCACGTCGAGCAGTTCGCCAAACGTGTACGTCATCACGCCGTGGAAATCGTCGCGCGATTCGCATGGCTGATAATGGTTTATGTCATTCTGCATTGTCATCGTCGTTCATTCTTTCCACGTCCGTCAAGTAAGCGTAATTGCGGGAAACATTGTCTTCGTTCCATACAACCTGTATCGGTTCCTTGAGGTATTTTCTGAATCTTGTGTTGAGGATGTCGCACGCGGCGCGCCGTTCCTCTAATTCGCTGAGCGCGCGTAGGTCAGTCGGTTCGCCATAGTCGTTAATTTCGTCGGCGGTTTGCCGTTCCATTTTCAACGGTAGATTTTTAATGCCCAATGCTTGATAGAACGCGTTCCATGTGTTCTGTATGTCGTTCTGTAATTCCATGCCGATATATTCGACGTTGGTTTTCAGCACGTTCGCTTTCATAGAATCGGTGAAGCCGGGTGTCGCCATGATAGCCATTTCACCGCCTGAGATTTGCTTGATAACGTTGATACCCGCAGTTTGCTGTCCGGCGGGAACCTCAAGTATGAACGGTGTTTTCTGATTGAAACGATTCTGCCGCCGCGTCATGTACAAATCTTCAATTTCATGCGCGAAAAATTCAATAGTCGGAATGAGTGGCGTACGTGCGCGGTTGGCGTAAATGAAAACACCATTTGAATTGTTAACCGGAAAACGCCAACCGTTAATACCGTAACTATCCCAGCGTTTCGGCTTGTAATAGACATTGAAATTCGATGTAGTCACCGCTTGCGTGCTGAAAAACACGCCCGGTTTGCTATGCGGAAACGCGATCGTGGCGTAGCCGAAATACAATAGATTGTATTCGAGAAACCATGCGTCGCACGTTTTCGGCAGATTCAACCACTTGAAACGAGATAATGCGATATTCAGCATTTGTGAATACGCCATTGAATACGCTTGTGAATTGAGCGCTTGTGATTGCTGCCACATCGGCGCACCGCGTTCACCCATTTCCGCACGGGTCAACGGCCTTTTATGTGTGCGTTTACGTCCCATACTTTCCCCCTTATAGATTGTCGTGCACGAAGTCGCCGCCGACTTCCTCGGGTCTGCTCCATATTGTAACACCGGAACTAAAAATATCCCTGATTGTCTGCAATTGTTCGTTTTGCGCAAGCGGGCACACCGTCCATATATCAGCGGTCTGCCAATACGTGAAATGCTTGCAAGGCGTCAACGACGGCTTATTGTAGAGTTTGTTGCTTGCGATACCATAGCGCAGCATGTAATCGCCCGCCGCCGCTATCGCGCCGTTGTCTTCGGTGACGATTTTCAACGTCATGGTGTCAAGTCCCGTGGCCTGTCTGAAATTGTCGCCGCCATATGCGCCAACGGGCTGTGCGGTGTGGTTGAGTAAGTCGCGCCATGCAGCATTCACATTGGAACGCGTGTTTACCATGACACGTTTGGCATTATCCACACTCTGATTACGGGACGCGGCAGCGTTCGCATTCGCCGTGGTGACGCTTGCGCTTGTTATTGTCGTATTGGCCGTGTTAGACGCATTAGCGTTATCGGTGTTGAGCTGATTGGAACGTTTCGTGCTATCCGTGGCGTAGCTTTTTGCTTGCGCAATAAGTCCCGCGTTGCATTCCAGCGCGTTGGCTGCTTTTTTGGATGCCGCATCGCTCGACGCCGTGTACACAAGTTGGTTGTTGGTCAATGCAATCGCCGCGTTATAGCTTGACGTGCCGACACCTATCACGCCGGAGCTAAGTCCCGCCGCCGCGCCGATCACAGCCGGGAGCGCGGCACCGCCTGTAGCCGCGCTTGCTGCCAACCCCGCGCCAACCGATATTGCGCTTGTGGCGAGACTACCAAGAGTTGAAGTGACGTTGGTCATTGCGGCTTGTTCTTGCCCGGTGACATATGATGCGGTTGCTACTGCCAAGTCTTCCGATAAATCGGCGTTTATCTTTGCGTTTTGATATTTCTGTTCATTGTCTAGTTTGGTGTTTCCGCGCGCTGTTATGTCTGTTGCGGCTTGATTTGCATTAGCTGTTGTCGTGTTGCGCAATCCGTTTGCGGTTGCGGTGTTCGCAACGCTTGTTTGTCCTGTGCGCGCGGTGTTGTCACGGCTGACGTTGTTCGTGCGTGCGCCGTTTTCGTATGCGAGTATGGCGTTTTCGCGTGCTTGCGCAACATTTTGATTGTATGCGTCGGCGCGGTGCGCGTCGATCGCACGACGTTGCAGCGCGTATGTTGGTATGTCGTGCGATATGAGTGTTTTGAGCACGTCCGTGTTCGGCACGTCGGCGGTAATGTTAGTCCCGTTGATAGCGTTAATGCTAATTGACGCGTCACCGTCGCTACCGATTCCGTCAAGCCATGCGATTTGCCGCAATATCGGATAGCTGAGGGATGTGACTGTTTGTACCGAGAGTTGTCCGCAGTCGGCTATTTCCACACGAGTTTTGTCGCCGATATTGTCGGAAACCTCTAAGTGCGCGTAGGGTGCAAGATACAGTCGTGTTATTTGTTCGTATTCACTAGCGTAGCCGAAATCGTCGGTAGTCAAATCAATATCGGATAGTTTTGTTCGTGCGCCGCTGACTGTATGCCATTCGACGCCGTTCACACTGATAGCGTTACCAAGTCGCATCATGTTTGCGGTGGCGACGAAAACCGCTGTAATTTGCGACATGATATGTGGATAATATGCGAAAAGCGTGTCGAAATATTCGCTTGATATTTTGGACGATTCGAGCGCATACATGCTTACGTTGCTTGCAGTAAGATTATCGATTGAATTGTATGATGTGCCCGCGCCGGTGACGTTTGATGTGGAAATGTTTCCGGCACCCCACGAAAAATTCGTTACCGTGCCATCGGCGTTACTGTATGTCGGGTCGCTGTCCGTGATGCTCGTACCGCGCATGCCGCTCATGGTTTGCAATTGTTCAGGTGAAAACGTTGCGGCCAAACAGATGTATCTTGTACCGTTTTGCAGATTAACCGGCGTGCTTTTCCTGATATTCGATGCGGCATTGCCATAGTCAACGTCAGGAAGCGTGAAATCACGACAATTAACACGCGGGTTTTTCAACAGTTCTTGCGGCGTCATTTCCGTTAACGGCGCGTGACCGCGTGTCAGCACCATTCCGTTGATTGTGGTGCTGTTGATATAGTCCGTCCATACGTCGCGCATAAGCGTGCATGTTGTCGTGTTCGGCGCTTCCGCGCGTACGGAAGTGATGAAAAAATGATAACGTGTCTGCACGTCGGTTTTTTGATATGGCGTATTGATAATGTCACGCGAAAAATCAACGACAATGTAATTATACTGTTGCGCCGTCATGTAGGGCACGGGCAATTTTATGCCGTCCGCGTCGGCGCGTGCGATATACATGTTCGTCGTTAGCTTGACGGTTTCGCCGTCCAGTTTATCAAACCATTCGTTCCTTGCGGTGTCATCGGTGAATTTCACGACGTCGTGGTAATCATCGTACCAATTCACGCGGCACAGCTTGATTACCGTGTTTGGCGTCCAAACATTGTAATCGAAAACGTTGCGGTACTGACCGTATACGCGTGCATCCGTATCGGGGAACGCCGTTGCGTTTTGCAGATGTGGAAAGTCCATATCGTTTCCTTTCATATACGAAAAAATGAGTGGCGCTTCGCATGAAGCACCACTCATTTTATACCATAGTCGATTCAGACTATTCGACGGTGAACGTGCATGTTGCGGAATGTTCCGTAGTCTCACCGTTTGGATTGACATACGTGGCGGTGCCCGTCACGGTAATGACATCACCGGCCACAAGGCCGTCACGCTGCACGTGCAAGCGCGCTTGGTCATCCACGAACGTATTGACGTTGAGGTCGAACGCCGCGCCGTGCGCGTCATCGCCGCTTGCGGCATGGTTCGCCGCAACCTCGTATGTCGCCGCGTTCGGTGCCACCTGTATGGCGGTTCCGGTTGGCGCGACGGTGGCGGTGAGCTTGGGCGTGAGCTGCATAAGGTCACCCGCTTTGACGGTGCCCGTGTTCGGCGTCAGCGTGAAGCCGGTCACGGTCTGAGTCACAACCTTGATGGATGTGCCCGCGTCGGTTGTGAACAGCGCGCACGGCGTGAACGGCGATACGCCATAAATGCCCCAGTGGTTGAGGTACAGCGTGTTGGAAAGTGTTTGCGGATTGTAGAACTGCGTGGTGCCGTACATGGTGTCTCGCACCTGATACCAGTCAGTCGATACAAGCAACGCCACAGCACCGTCGATACCAAGCGACGGCACCTGAATGATACGATACGGCACGTCGGCCTTGTCCAGCTGGAACACGGCGGACAACGCGTCAACGTCGAGCGATGCGAGATATTCCGGCTCGATCAACAACACCATTTGCTGCGGGTTGGCGTACGCCGGAATGTCGGTCACGTTCAGAGCGTTGTACTGCGTTGACGGGAACTGCATGCGTCCGGCGGTTGCACGCAATGCCTTGAGCAACGTCTTGGCGGTGGTTTGGTCGCTCGGCACCGCGTCGAGATGCACTTTGTAGAAGCCAAGATCCTGTTCGTAATGACGAATCAGCGCAAGCATGATGTTCATTTCATCGTAATTGTCACTGTTGCGTGGCGTTTCCATAATCTGCGCAACGAAACGATTCAAGCCAAAATCATCAACGAACGCCTGACGCAATTCGTCATCGGTCCATGAAATCGGGTATTGGTCACGGCGGTTCATTTCGTAGAACCACACCGCCGCTTCGGGGCGGTGCATCTTCAAAAGTTCCTCGGCGTCATCCTTGTAGCCGTGCGCCTTAATCCACTTGACTGCGATTTCCTGTACGGTCGAACCCCAGTACAAGTTTTCCTTTTTGAAAACCGACAACGGGTTTTCAAACGGCGCGTTCTGCGCCATTACAGTTAGTCCGATACGATTGACCATGCTCCAAACACAGTCGTTGAGATACTGCCTATTCATAGGGTCGAACAAGTAGCGCATGGTGTTCGCCACGCCGGTCTGCGTCGCGCTCGGAATACGCTGCTGATAATCGTCAGTGCCCTTGGTACGCACCTTGTCCAAAATTGTCGCATTGTCTACAGCCATAATATTTTCTCCTATCGATTAAAGCGTGTAGTCGAGATTTTCCAAGTCTTCCGCCGCCGCTTGCGCGATTGCTTCCGCAGCGTCATCGTCGTTTTCCTTGACTGTTGCGCCGTTTTCAACCATTTGCGCAACGGAGTCGGTGAAATTGTCGTATATGCCGTCGATTCGTTCGCTGATTGCGTCCGTGCGATCGCTTAACTCGCTAACCTTGTCAAGCACGTCACGCAGCATGTCGCGCAAGTCATCAAATTCGCCCGCGCGATGCGCTTCGTCGGGGGTGAGGTCATCGCGTTCGGCGGTGTCCCTTTCCTCAGGAGTTTCGTCATCCATTATTTTTTCCTTTCATATATGAAAAAGCCGTGCCGGCGAACGAATACCGAACCGGCACGACTTAAGAATAGCATACGTGCAACATGATTCACAACGATGGACGGCGCGCTTTTCCCTCACGGCCATATCATTGGCGGAGTCAACCGTGGTTATCAATGATAATGTTTTATCGCCCTCGTTACGGCACCTTGCGTATGCCGTGGTTATTTTACACCGAAATTTCTGAGCATTGCAATTACAGCGTGTTGCGTTTCCACCGTGTCATAACGTAGGTATCCTAATGCATAATATGACGTAAGATTTCTAATCAAGTCTTTCGCCACATTTGCCGTAAGGTAATTAAGTTTATTATCATCCGTCGTGATTGCGAAATATGGCACATGTGCGCCCGCATCATATTTTGAGGCCGCGAAAACGTAGCCGCAACGTAGATCAACATAAACGCCATACTCGCACCGCAACCAACGGAAGACATACGTAAGTTTAGCGTGTTTGTGCGGTTTTTCAAGAAAATCAGTGTTATAGTGCTTGAATTTGTTTTTAGCGGTGACGTCATCATTATTTTTCATCATGCGGCCCGCGACTGTGTTTTTCGTTTTCTGTGCAGCGTATTTATCATCTTCAACATAATCGAAAATACACGTTTTACCGTCAAGCCATTGCAAACCAAACTCGGGCTCTAAGGGAACGTCATAATGTTTAAAATACGGGTTATATGCGTCGCACGCATTACCTAATAAAAAGATTCGCGGTTTACGTAGCTTGCTATCGTCGGCGCGTTCGCGCGTTACGGTGTCTACAAGATTAGCTAATTGTTCATATTCGTTGCGTAAATAATGGTGGTATATATCGTCGGGGTCTATAATAATTTCATCCATGCAAATGTTACGTACATTAACATATGTGCTTTTTTTCTTCTGCTGCTGTAATGATAATGGAATGAAATACCCACATGTCCGCCAATTTTTATCGCCATTACGACGTATTTCAGCTACCTTGTTATGTACTCTAAAATCGTAGTCGGGAAAAATATTATCCTCTATTATCCTGTCAAAATATTTTGCCGCCACGTCGTTATTTTCCTCTCGGTACCGTGTGACTTCAACAAAACAGATATTGTTTTTAATATAATCCTCTAACATGTACCGGCGCACGCCGTACGTTTTACCAAGACCACGCGCGCCAATTATAAGATTTACGTCAGCGTTGCGCGGCAATATCTGTGTTTTAAGCCGATCATAATAATATTTCGCCATCAATACTCACAATCATAGGTTTGCCGTCCCGCATAATAAGTTCGCGGGGCGTTGTTTCCGCATTCCTATTATACGTGTTTCGTATGTATGTCAGATTCTCGCCGTTAGCTTGTTTGTCCGATTCGCCTAGCCATCTGCCGGACGGATACAACGCTATCGCTTCGGGCGCGTCAACATGATATGTCGCGCCCCGATAATCGGTGACGGTGCCGACGTACCTGTCCCATACATGCGGGCGGTTACGTTGCAACGTGTGGCAAATCTCATAATCTACCAATACGTCATAACCGAGCGATATTTGTACAGTTTCCGCGAAGCCGTGCCCCGCATGCATGAGATCGGCTATAAAATCTTCAATGGTGTACACACCGTCCGGTCGCGGGAGTCCGGCGCAAGTGACATGCACGCGCCCGTTCTTATCCAAACTGACGCGTGCTTTATTCCACAATTCCATATGTTCGGCATAACGCGTGGCACCGCCGCAGTCCTCAACCTCGAATTTTCCGATATGGTCTAATGTTGACGCCATATCGGGCGCGGTGTTTCGGACGCGTCGCATGGTGCGGTTGATCGCGTTTTCAATCGCGTTATGCAGCGGTTTGAGCGCGTCCAGCAATTCCGCGTCGCTCACATCGTCATCGCAACTGATTTTCAGACTATCGGTGTCACCGCCCGTGACCGTTACGCGTGCGCCGAAATGACGGTATATCAGCATCATGGCTATCAAGAGGTGCATTCTGCTGCCCGCTACGATTCGCATTCCGTACGTGTAGAGGACACGTGGCGTTTTCGGCCGTTTTTTCGCAAAATTCTCGGGAGTGCAAACAGTGGTTTTATCGACTTCAAGTTCGCCGTTTTCCGTCACGCGATAATCCGCTTTCATAACGTCCTGTGCCTGTGTGCCGTATATGCCATTAAATTGCCCCTTAACAGTGGAACCGTAATAAGATTGCAGAAATTTCATACTCAATTCACCTGTCTTCGCATCATGCACGATACCCTCCGGTATCGATTCAGGAATATCCCCCGCGTATGGCACGCCCTCGGTATACCCCTTAATAAGGTTTTTCACATCTGTTTTACGCGCGAAAAGCATGTTGGATTGTAGAGTCACGTAATCGGGCGGAACAATCGTCTTAGTGGTTGCTTCACCATGCAGTACATACATGCCGTCAAACTCGTACACTTGCGCCACATTCCACAATTCGATTTCATTGACATGCAATACACACTCATCCGCCCGATACAATTTCCCGAAAGCGTACGTTGGATTAACGGCACTGTCAACGTAACCATGCGCCCTAACGCTGTTTTCCTGTGTCTTCGCGCGCTCGTTATTGCTATAATCGGTATCCGCTTGCAACGTTTTCACAAACTTGGAACGTGGGCATATTGCAATCCCCCACGCATCGAAACATGTGTTTTCGCGCAATCTGAAATTTACGAATCTCACCGCAACATGTAACCCTGTCAGAAACGGATCATCATAATTCAACAGCACATTTTCAAGCGGCGTATTAACAATGCGTTCGCATGCGATTTGCAGAATATCCGTAGGCGCTGAAACAAATTTCACCGGCAGCCGTCGCCCGTTAATGAATGCGTGATGCATTGACGTGACATCCAAGGACGCGACATTATCCACGACAACACTAGCGGTTTTAGCGCTCGTAAACGTCAAACCGCCACGGAAACATGCCTTACGCAGCGCATAAGATTCATAATTTTTCGGAAATTCCTGATTGCACGTCATCTCGAAAGCGCGTTGCAATGTGATTTTCTTACCACCTTGCAACGCGACTCGCCGTCCGCCGATCTCACGGCGTGCCATCTGCCGCACAAGTGACGTCTTGGTAAGCACGCGACACCCCAGCATATCAGGCGTAAGCCAATGATTCGCACGCAAAAGCCATTGCAGATATTGCGGAATTACCTGTACATCACGCCGCGCGTAAAACAATTCTTCCTCGGTCAACGGAGTTTCGGGCGTGCGCACAAGTGAGTAATCCCAGTCGCCCACCGCTTTCGGGAGGCCGCATGTCTCGCCCATCGCGCGCAGTCCGCCCATTTCAAGATAGAATGTGTCCCAAAAGCGACACACCACGGTATCATTCACAAGCAGATCGAGCGTGTACACGCTTGTGGCGGTTTGCGCGTTGGCTTCAATCGTGTACGTCTGCGCCAATTCCAGCATGAAAGTCTGCATGTCGAACATGAGGTTATAAGCTGCGATGATCGGAACATAACCGTGCGCGCGCCCATATTCAATAAGATCGCCAACGTACGTCAACGCTTCGGACGTATGCCGATAAAAACGCACATCGTCCGTATCGGGAGTGTACGATTCCAGTGGCACGTCACGCAAATCGTTGAAAATGTATAATATCGGGTACGCGCGTGTTTCGGCACCCTCGCCAATGTTCGTTGTTTCGGTGTCGAATATCGCCGCTACCTTAAATTCCTTGCGTTCTTTCATCGTATCACGTCGGGTGAAACCGCTAACAGCCATATCGGGCTTCCGCCGTCAACGTCCGTATAATCTTCCAATTCGCCTGTGTGCATTTTCATGTTTTTGGCGTATTCCAACACCTTTTCATTTCGTTGCATGATAGTATCAAAAAGCTCGCTGAGCGAATCGGCGTCGTATGCTTTCATGATGACTTCCAATCGTTTGTTCGGCGGAACGTTCGATTTCTGCCATATGTTTTGTGTGTATCGCCAAAACACCTTGACTTTTTCACGTCCGAGATCGCCTAGCGCGCTTGGCATTCCCTTGGACGCCATACGCATTTCCTCGCGGAAAATGTTGAATGATCGTGCGCGCTCCCTCGCGCGCCCTTTTCCGCCGCGTACCTCACTCACCTGTTGCACAAGTTTATCGGCGGTTTCGTTCGCACGCTGATACAGTTCATTCCGCATGCCGCTGTTGCGGGCACGGCCAACATACGTATGTTTCAGCTGTGTTTCAAGTCGTTGGATGTAAGCGCGCCGTGCGTTCGCTTCACTTTCGGGCATAGTGTCGGTAATGCTTTTTTTCAAACTGTTTATAGCGCGACGTACGCGCTTACGTTTCGCGGTCAATAAGTCCGCTTGTTTATGCGCTCTAGGCATGTTCACCACCTTATAAAAAAAGTGCCATAGCATGTATGGCACTTTTGTTTCATTCCGAACTACTTGATTTCAAGCGATTTCGTGGAACGGCCACCGCCCAGCGGAGTCTGCTTGACCGCAACAGTGATACCGTCCGGCGCGTTGAAATCGGGGAACATATCGTAGATGTCCAACACACTGCGGTAGATACCCTGTGACTGACTGAAATACGTATTGCCGTCTTTTCCGAAAAGATAGACGTTCGCGCATTTCTGCCCAGTCTGAGAACGGACACCGGGCGCGATGTAAGCGCCAATAACCGTCAATGGTTCCGCGCCGCGTCCGTTCAGCGACAATGCGCTATTACGTGCGTTGACGATCGCGCGCTTGCCCTCAAACGTGCTGTTGTCCATCGTGCAAATGCAACGATAGTTGCCGGCGGTGTTCTGTGCGGTTTCATTCGCGGTGGTTTCGTTCATCTGTTCGTTTTCCTCGTTCATTTCAGTTCCTTTCAGAATTCGTTGTCGTTATCGTTATCGTTATCGTTATCGTTATCGGAGCCGGTTACGTCAGTTGCGACACGTTCCGCGTGCTCGATGAACGTGTCAACGTCCATGACATACGTGTTCTTGTTTACGGTAATGTCGTCAACCAAGACATTGACGATACCGGCGTCCATAAGCACTTTGACGGCCATTTCAACATTACGAACGTTTCCGTTAGTGTGGAACGTCTGTGCCACGCCGTCCCTGTCATAATAGTTTATGGTGCTGTCCGCGATTACTTTACGAATCTTTCGCATATTTGTTGTCCTTTGTATCTGTTTTATTTTCTGTCAACCATTTTGGCGACATAAATATTTATAGCACAAAAATCGGCGTGCGCAAAAAGCGACACGCCGATTATTGATATTGATTCTCAATAACGCAAAATCTGCCCCGGATAAATCAAACTCGGGTTAGACAAACCGTTAAGCGACGCGACACGTGCCCAATCACCGCCGAAAATCGACCACAAAGACTCACCGGACGTAACCGTATGCGTGCGCGCCGTATCCGGTTTCATGCTCACAGCCCCGCCATAACAAACGGTTTCACCCGGATAAATCATAGCCGGATTACCCGACGCGTACCCGTGCCACGACTGCCACGGCAACAAGCCCGTACGCTCGGCAATGCCCGACAACGTGTCACCCGACGCGACCACCACGCAAGCAGACTGCGCGACATTGCTACCGACGTTCGTTTCCGGCGCGGACACATTCGCACCGTCGCCATGCGCGTATGCAGCCCACTGCCATCGTTCGCCACGGAAATAATTCAAGTCCAATCGTCCGGCATACCCTGAAACATATCCGTTCGACGTGTACTGCCGCATGGCTTCACCATACATGCCATACAGCCACGGCGTTTCCTGATAACCGGTGACAGCCATTGACGCATATTGCGCAACCCATACGCCGCAATGCGCACGCACAAACGCGCTAAGCTGCCCCAGCGCGGACGCCTGAACATAAACAATCGGCCACACCTGAGTGCGATCATGCACATGGCGCACCCACATTTCAACCCACGCGCCGTTACCAAACTGCGGATTATCCTGAGATTCCCAGTCCAAAACAAGCACCGCATTACCGACGTATCCGCGCACATTATCAACAAAAAAGTCAGCTTCCGCGTTCGCGTCACGCCCCATCGCGTAATGATACACGCCGATACTCTTGCCACTATTCGCTGCACGCCCGAGCTGATAGTTCGCAGCCTGATTCACGCCATTGGTCAAACACATATTGTCGAAACCGCCGATACCCCATGTAGCACCCGCAACAACAAAATCAGCGTCAACCGCTCCCGTGTCAATATCACACTGCCAATTGCTCACGTCTATACCGCGCATATCCGCATTAGCAGATGGCACCACAGTCAGTAACAATGCACAAACACAAGCTAACGTACTACGCCATATTCGAGACATTATTATCCCCCTTGTTATCCTTAAGCAATGCAATAAGTTCTTCCGTCAACACATTGTTCTTAGTCATCAAATCATTAAAATCATCAAAAGTCGTGGCGATAAACCACGCCATTCCACAACACGCAACAATCGGAAAACCAACACTCCCGACAACGGTTACAATCGAACTAATATCCATCAAAACACCTCAATAATAAGAAAGGCCATGACACATCGAACGACATGCCATGACCCAATATATCACAATCACGTGGCCTATCCGGGAATTGAACCCGGCACGCACATTTTATAAGAATGCCGCTCTAACCACTGAGCTAATAGGCCAGCACCACACCTCACCCCGTCCACAACCCCCGCCGCATCAAATCAACCATATCACGACAATGCGCAAACACATAATCAGACACATACGAATCACATTTAAACCACTTCGTACTAATAACAACGGCCTTAACGCGCTGCTCACCACGCACCCTATAACCTTTGACAAAATCACAAATATTACGCTTGCAAAACATGCTCAATTCCCCTTTTTTCTCAATCACCGATTAATACGGTAGCCTAAACAGACTGCGCCCGGAACGTAAAACACGCCATCGTCAAGTACATCCCTAAGCCCGTATGCGTCAATGCAATCGACAAACCGAGTTTCGATTAAGCAATCGGACGCAATATCAACGAAATACACAAACACATCGTAAATACTATTCACGTTAAAATCAATTGAATTAGACAACGCTTTAAGATTCATGAAACTCATTTTATTTTTCCTTTCATCGAAACCGATACCACTATAATACCACACCACGCAACATGACACACCACAACCGCACCGCGATACCACGCACACTTCCGCGTACCACAACACACAGCACATGTCAAATACACACGGCGTGTCGGGTGTATCATGTCCGCTTAATGGGAACCATTCTCAATAAGGGTTGTCTATCCGTCAACGTACATTTTGTAGGCGGCTTCAACGGCAATACGCAGGGTGTTTCAAAGCTTGTTGAAGGCATGAAGGTTGATGATGTCATTGACAGACTTGAAGGTATAAAATGCGGTCCAAGACCT